TGGCAAGCACTGGAATTACCAACGGAACGCTGATTGCAATTTACAAAGACATCAGCGGCACATTGACCAAAATCGCAAATGCGACATCAAACGATTTTTCAATCACCAAAGACATGATTGAAACCACTAACAAAGATTCAGCGGGTTCAAAAGAATACATCGCGGGCGAATATGGGTACACCATGTCCGTTGAAGGTATGTTTGAAGAAGATGCATCAGTTGGCGCAGGTATTTCATGGAAAGAAATCATCACCGATTTGTTAGCAGGAACAAGCGTGACAATCGTGATGACATCAAATGTGTCAGGCGATTTGAAATTGAGCGGAAGCGCGTTTTTTAACGAACTGAATTTGACCGCACCACACAACGATGTTGCGACATTTACAGCAAGCATTCAAGGAACTGGCGCATTGACTGTCGGAACTATTTAATTTTGTTTTTGTTGCATATATTTGCAACATGAACACGATTTTGATTGGGGGTGTTTATCACCCCCTTTTTTTTAACATGCGAGCCATCGAAAATGTCATGGCCGAATTTGATTTGTCAGATTTTACAGCATTGGGGGAAAACATGTCATCCAACAACATTGCGCATTCCTTAAAATTTGCGCGCGCCTGCGCATATTATGGAATTCAATCAGGGTACAAAAAACAAGGCGGGAAATTCCCATTTGTTGATATTGACGATTTTGCAGATGCAATTGAATCATTTCATGAAATTGAACCGGTGATTGTAATGTTTACCAAAGCAATTGAAGAATTTTTCAAACCGCGTCAAGGTGTTGGAATTATTCATGGCGATTCGTTGGAAAAGATTCAGCGGGAAATAGTGAACCCCTAACTTTTGACCGCTTACGGGAAATCGCATTTGGCGAAATGGGGATGGACGAAGATTCATTTTTAGAATCATCGCCAAAATATTTTCGTTTGCGTTTATTTGGCATGCGCACCGCGCAAGAACAACAATACAAAAACCAATGGGAATTAGCACGATGGATGACGGCAACCATTATTTCGCCGCATTTAAAAAAGCCAATAAGTCCGCAAAAGTTAATGAAATTTGGTTGGGAACAAACCGACCATGATGATATTGTTGCAAAGGTTACGCGATACGCGGATATATTTGCGAAGTTGACACCGCCCGCCGAAGCATGAAAGCAATAAACGCCGTTTACAATGTTTTATCAAATAACGCTGCATTGACGGCCGTTGTTGGAACAAACATCAATCCAATGAGAATCACGCAAGGCGTGGCATATCCGGGTATCACAATTCGTGTTTCATCCGTCACACCACACCCATCAAAATCAGGCAATTCAAAAACTGATTGGGCTGTTGTTGAAATAAACATATACGCGAAAACATACACGCAAGCGGTTAACATTGCAGATTTGACACGCGCCGCGATGGAAATTACAACGCCCGCAACATTCAACAATGTTTATACATGGGAAATTGATTACATGGGCGAATCACATTTGGCCGATGACAATTCTGATGAATACGGTATTTTTCAAATTATTCAAGATTATTCAATATCTTACAACCGATAAAAAATGTCATTAAGCGCGATTAATATTGTCCTTTCTGCGGTCACTGATTTGTTCAACAAAAATGTGAAAAAAGCCGCCGACACGATGGAAAAAGCATCGGGCGAAATGCAAGCAAGTGCAACAAAGGCAGGGCAAGCGATTGAACAATCGTTGGGTTCAGGCCAATTGCGTCAAAAAATTGCATCGGTAACGGCTGAAATTGAAGAACAAAAACAAATCACGCGTGAATTCCAAGCGGATTTAGAAAAGTTGCGTCAACGCCGCGACACCATGTCAAAAATGGATGTTCAGGGGCAAAAAGAAGTGCGCAAACAAATTGAGCAAACCAAAACGGCATTGAAGGATCAATCATTGGCCGTTGCTGAATTGACTGCAAAAAAACAAGGATACACGCAACAATTGGGTCAAACAAATCAATCATTGTCAAGCACACGCGCGGCATTGAACGGATTGGCAACATCGTTTTCATCAGTTAGTTCAATTATTGCAATTGTGGCCGATGACAACAAAGCGTTGCGCAATACATTGATGGGATTGAACGCTGCGTTAAATTTCAGCGCGGCCGTTTTGCAGGTGAAAGATTTGCAGGAACAATTTGGTGGGTTGACAAAATTTTTGACAAATCCGTGGGTATTGGCAACAATCGCAATTGGTGCAACCGCCGCCGCGATTTATGCTTATTCAAATAGTGTTAGCACTGCGCAACAAATACAAAGGGAAGTCAATGATGAATTGTTAAAAAGCACCGAAGCAGCGCGGGCAAATGCTGTTTCATTGAATGGATATTTGGCCATTGTTAATGATGTGACGCAATCGGAAAATGTACGATTGGGGGCATTGGAACAATTAAAAAAATTAGGTGTTGCAATTGATGGCATTAATATCAAGTCGTCACAATCGTTGAGTGAATTAAATCGCAGGGTGCGTGAAAATATCAATTTAAGCATTCAAAAAGCCATTGCAGACAAGGCGGCGGCAAAAATTGCTGAAATTGAAATGGATCGGATTGAAAAGGTCAATAAAATTCGTCAAGAAGGTGGTTCAATATTGGGCAAAATGCGTGAAAAGTTTTTGCCCGGTTATATTGCGGTTATTAATGAAGTCAATGATGCAAATGATGAAGCCGCCGCAAAAACTGATTTATACACCCAAGCATTCAAAAACGCCGCAATTCAGGTTGCAAATTATACCGATTTAGAAACGGCGGCGCGCAAAGAATCAATTAAAGTTTCGCAAAAAAATGCAAAAGAAAAAGAAAAAGAAGCGGAATCAATTGCAAAAAGTGCGGAAAGCGTAAAAAAAGCGCAACAAGATTTGACCGATTGGTTGGATAAAAAAAGTTTTGAAATTGGGCAAAAGGCAAAAAAACGCGCAGCCGAAGAAGCCAAAGCATTGACTGGTGCAAATCTTATTGCAGGTACTGCAATCGCCCCAATTTTGGTTCAGGTTAAAATTGATCCAAAATCTTATTCGCAAATTGTTCAGGATTTTGACAAGTTAATGACCGACATGTCCGCCGCAGTTGAACAATTAGCCGAAAATATCACAATAACATTGGGCGAAACATTGGGTAATGCATTATCAGGACAAGGAAATGGCATTGAAGGATTTGTGCAATCGGTTGTTGGACAACTGGGGGATTTTGTGAAAACAGTCGGAAAAATGTTGATTGCTTACGGAATTAGCGTTGAAAAATTTCAAGCGGCATTCGTAAATCCGGCCGCCGCAGTTGTTGCGGGTATTGCAATGGTTGCATTGGGTACAGCCGTTTCAAATCAAATTAAAACTGGGCCAAGCGTTCAGGCGTTTGCTGATGGTGGTATTGTTAGCGGGCCAACATTGGGATTAATGGGTGAATATCCGGGGGCGCGTTCAAACCCGGAAGTCATTGCGCCATTGGATAAATTGAAAACATTAATGAAGTCAGACCAATCAACCGGATATGTGGCACAAACGCACATCAGCGGTCGCGATTTGGCAATCGTTTTGGAAAGATACAATAAAGATTCACGGCGCGGATAATGGCACGGATTTACAAAGGTTCATTTTTTTCAATTACCAACAACGAATATCGCGTTGAATTATGGGATGCGCCATCAGGAACAACGCCCGAAATCGTTGCGCGTTTATATGCGTCACGCGTTCAATCAGCGGGCGGATATCAAGAAGGTGCGTCATGTTGTTTTGACAAATTAGACGCATTAAATTCATCCACCGAATTGACATTGGCCGGTGATGGAATTAGCATTGAAAGACAAGGGGAATCAGATTCAGTTTATACAAATTTTATCAGACCATCGCGCGCAATTGCGCAATGGGTGATGCCGGATCAAACAACATTGAATGATTTCATCGGCATTCAAACCGAAGCGGAAACCGCATGGGCGATGTTAATTTATCGCGATGATGTTTTGATTCATGTGGGGCGTGTTTTAGCCGACCAAATGACGCGGTTGAGGGAATCCATCCAAAGCAAACCAATTATTGATTTGGTGGCCGTGGATGGCCTTGAATTAATGGATGGATTTAAAGTTCAGTCATCATGGTTTTCATCGGAATACATTTCAATAAATCAATTATTCCGCAGATGTTTGGAAACATTTGATTTATCTGAATATTGGGTTATAAACGGAACGCAAACCGCATACCTATTTGATGGAACATTGTTGCATGAAGATAATGCGGCGCGATTAGGGTTTGACATGTACAAATTGCATGAATACACCTTTTTGGAAAACTTTGATCCGTTCACGGATGTTAAAACATTGGATTCGTATGGTTGGCAAGTTGAGCCAAACTATATTAGTGCAAAACAAGCGTTGGAAAATGTGTTGACTATGTTTGGCGCGCGTTTTACCCATGAAAATGGTGCATATTATGTCATTCCGTTTAATGCCTACAATAATGTCACATCAATCAATTTGCGTCAATATTCGTATACCGGGCAATACATAGGAACAACGACATATTCACACCGCCAAACAATTGGGAATGATGTCAGGCCATTATGGATGGCAAAACCATCATTGTATTATCAGCCCGCAGCGCAATCGGTGACGGTAAACACGCATCGTCAAAATATCGCGAAATCATTGCGAACATTTCCGAATATTTCATCAACCACATTATCATTGATTGCTAACGACATCCCAACGGGTACAACCCCGGATGATGCGCCAATGAAAATTCGTTTGATGGCAAAATCATTGAAGCGTTCCGAAACAATTTCAGGCACATTGTACACGGAAGATTCAACGGATTTGTATTATAACATCAAATTGACAAATCCATCAACTGGGTCAACAAAGGTTTTGGATGCCAATGGATATTGGGTGAGTGGTGGCGTTGTCAATGTATTAAGAAGGCAACCAACAAAGGATGTCAAAGGTGGTTGGATTACATCCGAATTTGAATTGACAGTTACCACCGCACCGGTTGGATTCACACGCATTGAAGTGAACATGTTTGTTCATGGAAACATATTGAATTATTCAGGAACGGGCAAATGGAAAAACGGAAATTCAGCAATCAAGGATTTTTGGGGGTCAATTCAAGTTGCATTTGCAGACGCGTCACCATATCAGAATGCCGATTATGTTTTTGACATCACCGAAGTCATCACGGCATCAACGGCAAATTTGGTGAATTCAACACCCATCACAATTGAAGCCCCATATTATACCGATTCATTAAAATACGGCATCGGGAATTGGTTGGTTTACGATGGTTCAAACGATATTTTGGCATCGGATTGGTATGGCGGTTGGGATTCAATCACCCACGGAACAATCACAAAAATGTTGGGATTGCAAATGGCATCAATTTACGCCAATTTCGTTCCGGTTGTTCGTGGAACATGGATTGATTCCGGATCGTTGACGGCCATCAAAACATTGTATTTTGACAATTATGCGTGGGTTTTGAACGGTGTGAAATGGAATGCAAGGTCGGAACAATGGGATGGCGAATGGATTGGCGTTTCGCCCGTTTACACATCAACCACATCATCCGGCGAAGGTTTAAAGGTTCAAAACACCCAAGAAAACCATACAACAAATCGTTTGAACACGGCCGAAACCGCAATCAGCAATTTGAATTCAGCCATTTCCGAAATTCCACAACAAGTGTTGGAATATTTGGTAAATGATTCAGATGATCCAATCACAACGCAACCAACATTGAACACGCGTTATGAAGTGATGTTGAATTATGATGATGGAACGGAAGATGTCACATGGCATTTGCAAGAACATAATGCATCAACAACATACACATCAGGAACGCACACAATTACGAACGGTTACGAATTGATTTTGTGTGATTCATCAGGTGGAACGGTGACAGTACAATTACCGGATGCAACACAAAGCAAGGGTAAAAAATATTATTTCAAAAAGATTGCAACAAGCCACACCGTTATTATTGATGGCGCGGGATATGACATTGATGGAAGCCCAACAAAAGTATTGAATACAAATTATGAATCAGCCACAGTGATAAGTAATGGTGTTCAATGGTATTCAATATAAATGTTGCAAATGTTTATGCGCATTAATTTATTTTTGACGCATTATGGCACAAGCAAGCGCAGACATCATTGCAGGTTCACAAGGTTTTAAATACCATGCGGCCGCCACCGTTACATCCGTAAGTTATGACGCGGTTGTTCCTACCGAAGACACTGTTTTCACATCATTCACCGTGACCCAAGAAAATGGCACGGCCACCAATGTATTAAGCGCACGCGGAATGAGCGGCGTGACATTTCAACAAGGGGCATATTTGCCCGCCGGAAAAGGAAACAAAATCACCGGATTTGTAATTAGTACCGGTGCGGTAATTGGATATTAATTTATGTTAGTTAGTTCGGCTCTCGGAATTGGCACACGAACCGCATCCAACTACAAAGGGCAAGGATGGCCCATTGTTGTTGCATACAAATCCCGCATCACTGCGGATGGCGGGTATTATGAAGGTGTTTCATGTATGTTAAACAAATTAAACAATCTATAAAATGAGCGATTTATTGAATTCCGCGTCATTGGTCATGATACCAAGCGGATACAAGGAGGATGTTGTATATTCTCAAATCCCCACCGATGGTTCAGGCGATTTAAGTTTCACCCGTGCATCCAACGGAACGCGCATCAATAGCGCGGGATTGGTTGAGGTTTGCCCGTGGAATTTGTTGGAACAAAGTAACACATTTAACGCAAGTCCGTGGGCAATGAATGTGACAAGTGGACAAGCGGGGAAAGACGGGCAAAATAATGCTTGGTTATTAACAAAAGCAACTGCTACTTCAAGCGATTATTATAATTCAAATGTTTACAACGGCGACCAAACTTTTACGATTTATGTAAAAAAAGAGTCGGGCAAAGGGTTTAAATTATATCCCATTGGAACAACAACTGTAAGTACCGAAGTCAACTTACAAACTGGGGCGGTTATTAATCAAGGCGCGGGCATAACATCAACCACGGTTGAAGCGTATTCGTCAACTTGGTGGAAAATTTCGGTTGCATTGAATATGATAAATAGTATTTATTATATTTATGTAACGGACGGTGCGGGTACGCAGATTGCAAGTTCAATTACAATACAAGATGCGCAAGTCAATATAGGTCTAACCGCCAAACCCTATTTCCCCACTACCGACCGATTAAATGTACCACGCCTAACCTACCAAAATGGCGGGGGCGGGTGTCCGAGTTTGTTGTTGGAGAAACAGTCAACGAATTATTGTTTATGGTCA